AACAATATCATTAAAATCAGCATCGGAAATTTCAAATGAATCCACTAGATTTGAATTATATCCATTATGATTAGCAAACATATTATCGTTTGATGCAATTTTTAATAGACATCCATCTTGATTAGCACTATTTTTTACAAAAAATACTTTAGCCATATTAAGTTCCTAAATCCTCAAAAAATCTTATTACTCCATCTCCGCCATTTTCTCCCGAGCCTTCTGCACCTCCAGACGGACCAGGTACTCCAAAAATTCCAAATTTTGATGCTGCACCTAATCCAAATACTTGCATTATATTAGAATTTGGTGAATTGGTGCCTTGTGTATTGTTTGCATAATTAGAATTTTGAGGTCCTTTAATGGCATTTGTAAAAAATTGAGTTGGTCGAATAGCACTACTAACTAATGTAGCAGGTGAAGTCACACCAGCTGTACCATCATTACCAGAAGCTCCAGGTGAACCTGGATTTCCTTGACCTCCATTACCACCATTAAATGTGAAAACATCTGTCATTGATGTAGCACCTCCTGCATTACCTGCTGCAGTTCTAGCTCCACCATTGCCTCCTGCACCTACGGAAAATGCTTTTGAAAAAGGACTTGATATATTTCTCATTACTACACCGAATCCTCCATCGCCTCCTGCGCCACCTGGAGGTCCTCCCGTGCCGCCGCCACCACCGCCGCCAGCAGTAGCATAAAGCATTATTTTATTAGCAGCTGAATTAGCAGTGTAAGTTCCACTTGAAGGGCCTAACTCTTCTTTAACACATATCATATTACCCGCACCTGCTGAACCTGAAGAGGCAGCTGTTAATCTTCCTTGTGCATCAACAGTGATTGATGCAAGAGTATAAGATCCTGCGGTTACTGCAGTGTTAGCAAGTTGATCAGCTCCAACTGCATCATCAGCTATTTTAGCTTGTGTTACCGCATCATCATTAATTGTTGCAGTTATAACTGCATTATCAGAAATTTGTGCAGCTCTAATAGCATCATCTGCAATTTTAGCATTAGTTACTGCATCATCTGCAATTTGTGCAGTTCCAATAGTACCACCTAAAGTATCTAATGAAACTTCATTTAGATTTGTACCATCTGAATAAGCTGCATAAATTTTTTGTGCGTCTGGACTAAATCCAGTTCCTGATGCAGTTTTAATTGTAAGATTAGTTGGGTTTGTTACTCCAGTAACATCAAAAATATAAAATTTTTCTATCGAGTCAGGTATCGTACAGATTGTTCCTGATGTTGCAGTAATCGTTGCAAATTTAATTACTAAATTTCTTGCATTTGATAATGCACCATCAGACATAACAAGTGCAGTAGTGCCTCCTGCTGATAATGTTATTTGCTCAAAGCCTGCAATTGCTTGTTGTACTAAATTTAAATTTGTGTTTGTTTTATCTCCCCATGTACCGGCATTTTCACCAGTGGCCATTAGTTCGAGTTTTAGATCTGTTGAATAACTAGATGCCATAAATTTTTCTCCTAAATAATTACAATTTTACATTAATCAAGCAGCCAAATCAACCTCTGTCCAAACATTGCTCACACCTAGATTTACCTCTTGCCAAGGTGTAACTACAACATTACCTATAGAAGCCGATAATGTAATACCACTAACATCTATATCAGCACCTATGGTAAGTGTAACTGAACCAATAGAACTTGAAAGAGACGACCCAGTAACTGGATATTTTGATACTTGAGATTCTTCTCCTAAAGACATACTCATAGTTTGACCAGTGACTGGTTCAACTGTGGTTTGTTCTAGTGAAATAGAACCTATACTAAATGTTCCTTGAATACCAGTAACATCTACTGGTACTTTAGGTTCAGGAACTACCTGACCTATGCCTCCTGATAATCCAATACCACTTACTGAAATATCTGCATTTGCTGCTGTTGTGGCTGTTCCTACAACTCCATCAAGTTGATCCTCTGCTGCAAAAACAACAATACCAAAATCACCTTTTAACGAAATAATGCCTTGTGTGGATGTTAGGGATTGTCCTGTGACTGAAACTGTAACATCTGAAAATGAAGTTTCTTCACCCATGGCAGTTGATAAAGATTGTCCAGTAACTGCTACTGAATAATTTACGCCCCATGCGAATTCACCCCATGCAGCTCTTCCCCAACCTTCACCAGTAAGTGTGCTTTCATCAATTGTAGCACTACCTATTGATGAAGTTAAACTACTACCAGTGGTGTTAACACCAAAACCAGTAACTACTTGCCCAACACCTAACGATGCGGTTACTGGTCCTGGATTTTCAATTAAAACTGATGTGCCTCCTACAGTTGAGCCTTGTGCGCTTGATAATTGAATTCCACTTGGTTGAACGTCAGCGTTAGCAGTTATCGATTGTAATGACCCAATATTTGAAGTTAGTGATTGTCCTGAAACTACTTCATCTATATGACCTTGATTACTCCAAGTGCCATTACCCCAAGCTTTAGCACCCCATGAATTAGAACTTAAATTTAAAGTGCCTCCCATTCCTGGATGGTTTACACAATAGTAATACATGGTTATTGGAGGACCAATTTCTGTAACAAAAAATTCTGTGTATGCTCCTGCTTGACCAGGAGTTCCAACTACAGTGACACCTGGAACATATGCAGATCCACCTGAGTGTGTACCATCTGAAGTCGTAGAAATTCTTAAGCCATGAGTAGCGTTTGAAGAATCTGATTGATCAAAACGATAAGTAGCACCATAAGCTAGTGGGACGCTAGCTTGTAAAACTCCGTCTATATAATATTTGTTGCCCGATCCAGGATTATTAACAGTAACAGTAAATGTTGTGTATGACACTAAATCGGGCTCCCATAATTATTAAGATAATCTTAAAATAGCTGCAGAGGTTGTGAATGCAGGAAACTGGACAGTAAATGTTCCAGAAGTTGCAGTCTTGTCTCCACCAAAATCTAACACAGCAACAGCATCAGTTGTACCTGAACCACCATCTGTTGTTGTATTGTAAATTAATGCACCTCTTGCAGTTAATGTTACACCTACAAAAGATAAGTCAGCAAAATCAGTTATTGCTACTGATGATGAAACTTTTACACCCTGATTAACTAATGCCTTACCACCCGCAGTATATCCTGATGGTGATGAAACTTCGTTTGCAGTTGTATAATTTGTTGTAGATTTTCCAAGAGTCGCAGAATTTGTAAACATCGCTAATTTATAAGTATCAGATGATGTATCAAAATCGTGCTTTCCTTGTAGTAATTCTTTTTTAAAAGAATCACAAATTGCGTTTGTTGTTATTGCCATTTTATTCTCCTATTTTTATGGACTAGGAGAATCTACTTTTATCCTTGGAACTCCATCGGTGTATTCTCCTCGTCTTCTTCTGCCCATTTGTTGTAGAGCAAAATTCTGTATTTCTTCATTATACTTCGAATTGTATAGATTGTATAGATTATCAGGTCCTTTTAAAAACCTAAATGCTTCTGCTAGGACACCATGTAATAACATCGATTCTTGGTAAGTAGATAAAAATGTATTATTTGTGGACGTAAAGTTAGGTGGATCTTTAATATAATTAATTTGAACTGTGTCAGCTGCAGCTGGTGTTGGAGCTACGATAATGTTAAAATCATCGTAATTAGCATAATATTTAGGCGTGCCTTGTGCGCCTGTTCCGTTAAATTCAGATATAAAACTTGTATCCCTTTTTTCTAAAAATTCTCTATTACCACTAGAATCAATTCGTTGTACTGATCTTAATATTAAAACATCAGATGGCATAGATACAGCTCTATTACCTGCTGTAAAATTTGAAGTAGCATATTTTCTTAAATCGTCATAGTCAACTTTACCAGCTACATCTAATTCTACATTTCTAATAAATTCTTGTATGATTGCATCTGTTAAAACATTAGAACTTACTTCAGTATAATTTCTTACTTGAGTTAAAAAACTTGAATGTGTAATAGCCATTATGAAATACTCACCTCCACTGATCCAACAAGAGAAATAAGTTCTCTTCTTCTATTTTGTAAAGAAGGGTCTTCTGGAACCATTGTATGTTGAGTGGTTGTCAAACCATTAGTTGTAACTTGTATTTCTTGTGTTTTAAAAGCAAAGTCACCTGGTAAAGATAAATTAGCAACACCCACATGGATACCCCCAGAATCTGAAATAGTAACATCGTTAGCAAATTCTGTGTTAGGTTGCTGAAATTTCATTCCTCTTGGATTTTTTAAGGCTATAGCATCTGCCTTGTGATAAGGAGGATCTAGTTGTGGATGTTTTGGCTCAAACTCAGAAATATGAACTAATGAACCATTCCACTCTTTTACCATTTCTCTATAAGGATATTCCATACCTGATCTATCAGAAATTGCTTTTGATCTTTTACCAGTTGCGTAAGACATTATACTCCATCTCCAAAATAAGTTTGTGGTGAAATATATACAGAAGTTCTTTGTCCATCTTCATTTAAAGCTCTTAATAATTCATCTTCATATAATTGTTTTAATACTTGTATTCTTTCTGGTGATCTTTTAACTGAAAGATAGTACGCTAGTCCAGAACACATACATGGTAAAAATCTGTAAACTACATCCGCTTGATTGGTATATATACCCGCATCTTGAATTCTATCAATCGAATAAAATTTCAAAGTTGTGAAAGTATTAGCATCTGGTGCTAAATATAAAAAAATTTGAGGTGTTGTTTGTCTATCGACAAAATATTGTGAAGGCTGACCAGTTTGTAATTTGTTTGGTAAAGCAGCGTATGCTGATCTATCAATTTTTGTTAATGAAATATCGTTAGTGGATGCAGTGTTACTAGCTGCTGCTGTTGTTGAAATATAGGCTTCTAAAACATCATTGACACTTGAATTTACCGCATATTGTGCAGTTCCTGCAACTAATGACACTTCATTTAAAGATACTTTCCAAAGATGAATTCCTCTATTGCCCCACTCTGAAAATAAAAGATTTAAACTTCTTCTTGCGCTACGTAAGTCATGACCACTATTTGTTCGCATACCAATTCTTTCGTATGCTTCTTCAATTATATCATCGATATTTAAATCGAAAGCTGTAGTTCCTGACGTAGCCATAATTCATTACATTAAATCTTTGTAATAATCTAAAGATTTACCTGGTGGTAATTGCTCATCTTGTAAACCCATTCCAGAAGTTCTTGCTGCGCCATAACCTCTAACGGATTTACCCATAGACGCTTTCATCATTTGATTCTCTCTAACTTTTTTAGCAGCCATACCAACATTGGCTTTAATCATTTTGCCTGCTCTACCTTTTGTCATTTTTTTTTCTCTAACT